TATAATAGCAGTATGGGAATAACAGATTTTTCACTAAGTATTTTAAATAAATATATTAGTGAACAAAAAACAGTATTAGAGTTAGGTTCTCAAAATCTTTATTCATGTGAGTATGAAGGTTATCCTTATGCTGATAATTATTATAATTCAAAAGGTTTAGAATATACCTGCATTGACTTAAATAAAGAAAATAATGCTTTAGATTTAGACTTAGGCATTAAATTAAGTTTAGATAAATTTGATATAGTTACAGACTTTGGAACATCAGAACACGTTGGAACTAATGGAAAACATGATCCAAAAGCATTTTACAATTGTTGGTTAAATAAACATAATGCTTGTAAATTAGGTGGATTAATAATAAGTGAAAATCCAAAAACAGGTAATTGGCCAGGACATGGATTTAATTATGTTACTCAAAATTTCTATAGACAATTAGCAGAAGCTAATGGTTATGAGATATTAAATATAGGCGAACATCCTGCAATGAATAATACAGAAAATGGATGGAACATTTATTGTGTAATACGCAAAACTAAAGAAAAATTTATGACTATAACTAACTTTAGAGCCTTAGAATTTTACTCATCATGATATTATCAATACTTATTCCTACTGTACCTCAACGCGCTAACTTATTTTTAGAGTTACATTCTGAAATAAATAAGCAATTAGACTTAGCTAATGCTTTTGGATTAGTTGAGGTTATTTCAGACGATGCACCAAAAGGAACTAAAACGACAGGTCAAAAGAGAAATGATTTACTAAATGCTGCTCAAGGCGAATATGTTTGGTTTATTGATGATGATGATATGATAATGCCAAACGCAATACAAAACGTATTGACAGCTTTAGAACAAAAACCTGATGCATTAGCTATAAATGGAATTATGACAACTAATGGTGCAGATAAAAAGGAATGGTACATCAGTAAAAACTTAGAATATACTGCTGACTGGTCAAAAGGTTATGAAATATATTTGAGACCTACAAATCACATTACTCCGACTAAAAGAGACATTGCAAGGCTAATTAAATTTGAAGATAAAAGTAACTTTGAAGATTATGCTTATTGTATGGAACTCAAAAGATTAGGTTTAATTAAAACAGAAGTAGAAATAAAAGAACCTGTTTACCATTATAGATATTCAACAGAAAACAAATTATATTAATGTTACTATCAATTTTAATTCCAACAATAGAAGATCGTAAAGAAGATTTTGAAAAACTTTACAATAGGATAAAATCATTAATGTTTGAAGATGTTGAGATATTATTTGATAACTCACCTCGTTATGATTTACCAAATGGAATTTCAGTTGGTGAAAAAAGACAAAGATTAATTGATAGAGCAAAAGGCAAATATTTAGTTTTTGTAGATGATGATGATAATATTGAAGATAATTTTTTTAAATTAATTAAAAAGCATTTGAATGAAGATTATGATGTAATTACTTATAAAATAAATGCTTACATAGATGGTAAAAAGTATTTAATAGATCAGTCAATTTATCATGAAAATGAACAATTAAAAGAGGGTATAACAAAAAGATACCCATCTACTCAAAGTATATTTAAAACAGAAATAGCAAAAAGACAAAAGTTTACAAATATAAATTGTGGTGAAGATTTTAAATGGACAATGAGTTTAGATTTAAAAAAAGAGAAAAAAATATACGCTGCATTACAAGTTTATAATTATGATTCAAAAAAAACAGTTGCATCATCTTCATTCAAAAGAGCAATAGTAACTTTTAGCAATACTGAAAAATATAATGCTCAAGTTGAAATAATGAAAGAATCAATAAAAAAATTTGCACTTGATATTGATTTTATTCATTATACAAGTTATGAAGAAATAGGATGTAAACCACATAATGAATATCCTTATGCATTTAAACCTTATTCAATTCATAAAGCAAATCAACAAGGTTATAATCAAATACTTTGGCTAGATAGTCCAATACATTTAATTAAACCTATCGACAAAATTTGGCAAAAACTTAATGAAGATAAAATAATTTTATTTGATAACATTGGTTTTTCAATAGCTGATTATACTCATGATATTTGTTTAGCTCATTTTGGAATAAATAGAACAGAAGCTAAAGAGCAGCCAATGGTAATGGCATGTGCAATGGCTTTTGATTTTAGAGACGATAGTATGAGAAATATATTTGATACATACTTAGGTTACGCTCACACAAATGCTTACCAAGGCGAATGGTCAAATCATAGACATGATCAATCAGTAATTAGTTGTATAGCTTATAAAAGAAATATAAAACTTTTACACCCAAATTCAACTTTTATAGCTTATGACAATCATCCTGGTCATTTACCTCATGCAGATAGTGTGTGTTTAATATCTAAAAGTTTATGATACAACTACTTGCAACTACATACATAATAGCAAAGTTCATCCCAAAACCTATTTGGTTACATCGTAAACCTTTTACGTGTCCGCTTTGCTTAACTTATTGGACTTTCTTAGTATATCAAATAATTAACTTTACTAACTATTTTGATTTATTGACTATTCCTTTTACCTTTGCATTAATAGCTTCACTCTTTGAACGAATTAACGATAGGTATTTATGAACGAAGAAATAAAGCAATCTTTGTTAAATTGGGAGTCAATGGGTAAAAACTATTCACCAACATTTAACTGGACTGAACTAAACGAAATAGCTATAAAATTAGGAAATAAACCTTTTAACTTAGGATGCTCAGAATGTAGAAGACAATTACTTGAATTTTTACTAGCAACAATCAAAGATGCAAAATAATTTAGCAATATGTGTTTGCATTAATGGTAATTCAACTATTAAAGAAACGCAAGAAATAAAAAAACAATTTCAAAAAATATATAATACTGAAAATGTAATTGTAATTAATTTTGGTTTTAATTCTTTAATAATTACTAATTTAATAAATAGTGAAACAACTGTAATTAATGGAATCAGTAAATAATCCTGAACACTACGGAGGTAAAGAAAACACCTACGAAGCTATAAAAGTAATTGAAGCATGGCAATTAAACTTTCATTTAGGAAATGTAGTTAAGTATATTAGCAGAGCAGGTAAGAAAGACAAAACTAAACTAAAAGAAGACCTCGAAAAAGCTAAATGGTATTTAGATAGATTTATTGGTACTTTATAAGTAAATATAAAGAAAATGACAAATAATGACATATTAAAAAAGAAAATGATTGAAGCGTTGGAAAAGTCATTAAACATAGTTACCTCAGCTTGTAAAGAAGTTGGAATAAGTAGAGAAACACATTATCGCTGGTTAAAAGAGGATAAGCAATATAAACAAGCTGTAAAAGATATTGACAATGTAGCTTTGGACTTTGCTGAATCAGCTTTGCATCAACAAATAAAAAAAGGCAATCCATTATCAACAATGTTCTATTTAAAATGTAAAGCAAAGAAACGAGGTTACATAGAGCAGCAGGATGTTAAGATAACTGGTAATATGAAATTTAAAGCAGACTTTGGCGAAAGCAATCCTATACAATCCGCATCAGAATCAGAGGAAAATTCATAATGCAATAAACAACGGAACTGAAAAATACTATGTTATTAATATAGGCAGGCAGTTCGGTAAAACTTTATTAGCATTGAATCAAATGTTATATTGGGCTTTAAATAATAAAGGCTCAAAAATAGCGTGGGTAAGTCCTGTTTACAAACAATCTAAAAAAGTATTTGAAGAAACGTTTAAAGCATTTGCTAAAAGAATGGAAATATACCGAAAGGTTAACCAATCCGAGTTAATTATAGAATACATTACAGGCTCTACAATTCAATTCTTTAGTGCTGAGAGATACGATAACATTCGAGGTTTCACATTCGATTACCTTGTATGTGATGAGTTTGCCTTTATGGATGAAAAAGCATGGACTGAAGTATTAAGAGCAACTGTACTTGTAAAAGGTAAAAAGGTTCTTTTAATTTCAACTCCAAAAGGCAAAAACCATTTTTATAAAATGCACCAATTGGATGGCATCAATGAGCAATACAAGTCATTTACCATGACTTCGTACGATAACCCAATGATTAACCCATCAGAAATAGATGATGCAAAGTTAACACTACCTGAAATGATATTTAGGCAGGAATACTTAGCGGAGTTTATTGATGGTTCTGCAATGCTATTTAATAACCGACAATTAACAGATAACAAATCATACGGAAAAGCATTTGCAGGAATAGACTTAGGTAGAGCAGATGATTATTCGGTACTATCTATATTCAACGAGAAAGGCGAACAATTCTACATTGAACGTTGGAGGCATAGCGACTGGGCAACAATAGTAAAGAATATCGCAAACGGTTTGAGGACAAATAATGTCCAAACAGCATTAGTTGAAGTTAATTCAATAGGGGATGTGATATTCGAAATGCTGCAAAAGGAATGTTCAAGTTATTGCACTATTGAACCATTTGTAACTACTAATCAAAGCAAAAAAGAAATAGTTGAAAGTTTAATAGTGGCAAATCAAAACAAAGAGGTAAAATTCTTAAATGTTGACTGGCTCGACAAAGAGTTAGAAATGTTTACTTACGACTACAATCCAAAAAGCAGAGTAATTAAATACGGGGCTACAAGTGGTTTTCATGATGATGGTGTAATGGCTTCATGTTTAGGATTCCATTCTTACTCAAAATATAAAACAGGTAGATACACAATAATATAATTAAAAGGTACTTTTTAAAATGATGAAGATTGAATTACCAACAAGCTGGCACGATATCTCGATAGAGAAATTTCCTTTAATCTATGACATAGTTCGAGATAAAGAGATTGATCCTATTGATAGAGAAATACGAGTTATTTCAATTTTGGCTGACATTACAGTTGCAGAAGTTGAGAAAATTAGAATAGACCAACTTAAAGAACTTATTAAGGCTGTAAACTTTATTTTTAAAATGGAGTTTCCTAAATCAGTTGAGATGTTTAAGCACAATGGTTTTAGATGGGTAGTAAATTATGACATCACTAAATTAAGTGCAGGAGACTTTATAAGTTTAAGTAAATTAACAGAAAGCGAAGAAAGTATTATCGGCAACTTACCTCAACTTGTTGCAATGTTTGTTAAGCCTTATAAACTTAAATGGCTTAAATTAAAAGAAGTTGAAATGGACTATGTAGAAAAAGTCCAATACATTAAAAGCATGAATGTAGGTATAGTTTACCCTTTGTGTGTTTTTTTTTGCAAAGTTATAGAAGGTTTATATCCTCATATAGAGGATTATTTGGTAAAACAAATGAAAGAAGCGAGGATGACAATGGAGAGCGAATTGAACGAACTGAAGAGCAAAAACATTTAGATTATTGGAGTTGGTATGTTACACTAGATAGCTTAAGCGGTAAAGATAGAAGTAAGTGGGACTTTTATTTAAATATGAATGTAGTTGCTTTTTTAAATTATTTGAGTTACATAAAAGATAGGAATAAATGGCAAAAATAAACCAACAGCAATTTAGTGAGTTAGATAATTTTTTAACTGATTTAGAAGATAAGCTAACAGGTGAACAGGATATTTATTCTCAAAAAGTAAACGATTTTTTAAAAAGAGTTAAAGATAATTTAGAGAAATACAAGTTTAATGCTTCTGAAAACTTATCACAATCATTAAGGGCATTACCAATAAAGCAAAAACAAAATGGAGTTACTGTAACAATTGAACTAGAAGATTACTGGGAAGACCTTGAAAAAGGAACACCTGCAAAAGGCTACTCAAAAGAAAACAGAAAAAAGTTGCAGCCTAAGATATTAGAATGGATAGGTAATAAACCTGAATTGCAAAGCATAGCAGGAGACAAGAAAGGACAAAGGTCTTTATCCTATGCAATAGCTACAAACATTCTTAAAAAAGGAACTATTAAAAGATTTGGATATAAAGGTAAACCATTCTTAACTCAAGAAATCCCACAATTAGAAAAAGACATAACACAAGAATTTGAATAATGGCACTAACAATATACAATACACCTAACAGCTACGCACCCGTTTATAATCAAATGATTTTTACTTTGAGTTCAACAAACATTGCTCAGTCTAATTTCAGATACATAGCAGATATTTATGTAAATGGTTCAAGTGATTACACTAGATTAGAAGTAGGGAGAAACCCAAGTAACAATTATGGAACATTTGATGTGGCAGGTATCATTCAAAACTTTTTAACTAGAGACTTTGAAGATAACACAACTACATTTAAGCAATGCGGTAACTCGATAGCATATTATGAAGTAAAGTTTGGTGAGCAGTATGGTGCTAGTAGTGGAATAACTAACTATCCTAACTTAACTACTTCTAGTGGTTATTGTTTTAACGGAGTGTTCAGTCCGTTGGACTTTTTAGATTTTGCAACAAACACTTATGTACTTCAAAATAGTTCAAGTCAATTTCTAACTGATAGACCAACTTTTGAATCAAGAACAGGTGAGAAACTTATTTTAGGTTTTATGACTGATGCTGTAAACGAAGCCTATAATTTAGAAATCATAACTTACTATGATGAAGGCACGATATTTAATACAGTAAGAGTTCAAAATCCTTACACAGCTTTAAGCAATAGGCAAGACCGTTCAATTAATGTAAGAGTAGATTATGACTGGTTAACTAGCTTAGTAAATGCTGATTTATCATTTGGCACTACCCCTATATTTGTTACTAATTGGGAATACTATGAAGTAAGAATAAAAAATAGTGCAGGAACGATAGTAAGTGAAACAATCCGCATTTATCCTGGCGAAGATATTTGCTCAAAGTACACACCTATCCGATTTAAGTTTATGAATAACTATGGTAAGTACGATTATTACACTTTTACAGGTGCAATGACTAAGAACACCAATATAAAACGAAATACTTACAAAAGCAATCCAAATCAATGGAGTGGCACTAATTACAGTTACTCAACAACAAGTAGAGGACTAAGCCAATACGAAACTGTATTAGACGATACGATTACAATCAATAGTGATTGGATTACAGAAGCTGAAAGTATTTGGTTAGAACAATTAGTAACAAGTCCTGATGTTTATATTTATGATGGTAGCAACTTAGTATCAGTTAACATTACAGATAGTGCTTACCAAACAAAATACGAAGCTAGTCAGCAGCTATTCAATTTAGTGGTTTCATTTACTTACTCACAAAACAGAAAAAGACAAAGAAGATGATTTTAACTAAAATTTATATTAATAACGAGCAGATAGATTTAAAAGAAGATGTTTCGATACCTCTTAACTTTAACATTGCTGATATTAGAGAACCTGAAAAAAGAAGTACTACATGGAGCAAAACTGTTATACTACCAGGCTCTACTTTTAACAATGAATTGTTTTCGAATATATGGAATGTTAATGCAGTCATTAATAGTACAGGCACTACTAACTTTACTCCGAATTTTAATCCGAATTTAAAAGCACAGGCAGAAATTACTTACAATGAGGCAATTCAGTTTAAAGGTATTTGTCAACTATTAAATGTAAACGTAACTGATAAATACGAGATAGAGTATGAGGTGGCTTTTTTTGGCGAGTTACAGAATGTATATCAGTTTTTTAATAATAGTTACTTAAGAGACATTGATTTAAGTGAATACAATCATACTTACACATTAAATAATCAGTATTTAAGCTGGTATAGACCAATAGGTCAAGGCTATCTATACCCAATGATAGATTACGGAAAGGGAATAAATAATCAGTTTAAAGTAAGTGATATTTACCCATCTGTTTATGCGAAAACAATTTTAGATAAAATGTTTAGCGAAGCTGGTTTTAGTTATCAATCAAATTTTTTAGATAGTGATTTGTTTAAAAGATTAATCATTCCTTATAACGGGCAAAGCCAATTAACACTATCGAATGATGCAATAGAGAATAGAAGTTTTAGAGCAACTAAAAATACTTTACAAACTTTAGAATATGCTAGTACAGGAACTACTTTTTATTCAGATTTAGAATTTGGTGGTGCAAGTGCCGAAATTACTTATGAAGATGAAGTTACAGAACCTAATTTTGATCCTGGTAATGTTTTTACATTTAATACTTTGTTCAAAGCAAGTAGAAGTGGTAATTATAGTTTCAAAACATTTTTAAAATGTTATGTTACTTATTACCCAATGAATCCTGCAACTTTTAATTTTTATAGTTATGATGCACCAAAAACAATAGCTAATTTAGAAATTAGAAGAATAAGAAGTTTTGCTAATGATATAATTATTGCAAATGTTCCTATTACAATAGTGCCATTTGGGAATAATGGAAATTCAAATCAATTTAATTTGTTTTCTAAAACTACTGCAATAAATGATAACGATATTACATTTACAAATGAGGGTAGTTTAGAAACACAAGTTTATTTAAACGCTAATGACATTGTTGAATGTGTTATACACACTTCTGATTCTGTTTATTTGTTAAACAGACCTGACCCAAGTGATCCGTTAAATAACATAGAAGTAGAAGGCGACTTAAACATATTATCTGATTCATATTTTACAGGAAAACTTTTAGATTCAACTATTCAAGAAGGTGATACAGTTATTTTAAGTGATGTACTGCCTGACAAAATAAAGCAAAGCGATTTTTTTAATTCAATAATTAAGATGTTTAATTTATTTATTGAAATAGATAAGTCAGATGCTAAAAAATTAATTATTGAACCTAGACCATCTTTTTACACAAGTGGAGTTACAAATGACTGGTCACAAAAATTAGATTACTCAAAGGAAACAAAAATTATTCCAATGGGTGAGCTTAATAATAAAGTCTACAAATATACATACAAAGAGGATAATGATTTCTTTAATAATAAGTATAAACAGCAGACAGGTGAAATATACGGGGAGCAAAAATATGAAGTATTTAATGACTTTTTAAAAGGCGAAGTAAATAATGAATTAATTTTTAGTCCGACACCATTAGTAGATACTATTGGACATGATAGGATAATACCTAAAATTTATTCAGTAAATACAAATGGGCAAATAGGTTATACAGCATCAAACATTAGAATATTATATTATGCAGGTGTTAAAACTACTAATTATCAATGGTCTCACATAGCAACAAGTGGAACTACTCAAAGAAGTATTTATGCTTATGCTGGACATTTAGATGATCCATTAAATCCAACTATTGATATTAATTATGGTATACCTAGACAAATTTTTTATACATTAAATAGATGGACTTCAAATAATTTATATAACACATATTGGAAAGATTACATTGAACAGATAGCAGACAAAGATAGTAAACTATTTACAGGATATTTTTTAATCAATGAATTTGACATTCAAGATTTAGATTTTAGAGATACTTTCTTTTTTGAGAATGAATATTGGAGACTAAATAAAATAATTGATTACGACCGAGTAAATAACCAACCAACTAAATGTGAGTTTATTAAGTTAAAGACTTTGCCACCATTTGTAGCAGATGAAGGCTTTGATACCTTTGGAGGATTAGAAGATGGAAACATAAACGCTCCAACAGGAAAAATAATAAACAACTACAATAATAATAATGTAGCAGATGGTGCAATAGTAAGTGGATTTAATAATAATGTTCAAAGTGGTAATGGTGTTTTAGTAATAGGCAATGACATTATGATTTCACCTAATGCTAGGAATATAAATGTAACAGCTTCAAGTGGAATAAGTGTATTTGATTCAAGTAATGTAAGTATAACAAGTTCAACAGGTGTAACTGTTTTTGATGGTGTTTCAAATGTAAGCGTAACAAATAGCTCAGGAATAACAGTAACAGAATCAAACGTAACTTACAATAATGGAATTAAAACATTAAATAGTGTTAATTATAAAAAATATGTTGCTTTACTTAATCAAACAGGGACAAATGATCCAACTGCACACGTTTTAGAAAACACATTAAGCTCGGGAATAGTATGGACTAGAGATACAACAGGCGAATACTTGGGAACAGTAACAGGGGAATTTACCGAAAATAAAACAGTTGCTTTTTTAACTATCACAGATAATGGAGAGGCAATGGCAGGAAGAAAAAATTCAAACACAATAGCTGTATATACTTATAACTCAAGCGGAGCAGCAACAGATGGTAAATTGACAAATTCAAGTATAGAGATACGAGTTTATTCATAATTGGTACTTAAAAGATAATGGCAAAGACTACAATTGAAATAGATGTAAACACAGGTGATGCTGCAAAATCACTAAGTGAATTAAAAGGTGAATTTAAAGATTTACAAAATACATTAGAAAATTTAACACCTGGTACAAAGGAATATATTGATACTTTAAAAAATTTAGGTTCTGTTAAAAATGACATTGAAGATGTAAAAAAAGAATTAAATGCTTTTGCAGATGGAACATCAAATTTGTCTGCATTTTCTGGAGTTTTAAGCGGTGTCGTTTCAGGGTTTGAGGCGGCAAGTGGTGCAGCTGCATTATTTGGATTAAATAGTGGAGTTCTTGAAGAACAAATAAAAAATCTTCAAGCAGTAATGGCATTTAGTGAGGGTATTAAAGGTGTTTTAGAAACTGGAGAATCATTTAAAAAATTAGGTAATGCAATAAAGTCAAGTGCAGTAGGAGCAAAAGCCATGGCTGTTGCACAAAGGATATTAAATGCAGTAATGGCTGCAAATCCGATAGCATTAATTGTAGCGGGATTAACAGCATTAGTTGGTGTTATTGCATTAGTAGTAAATGCAATGGGTGATGAAGATGAAGCGCAAAAAGAGGTAATTAAAAATAGAGAAAAAGAGTTAGAGTTAATGCAAGATGCAAATAAGGCATTTGCAAAAGAAGCGGAATTTAGAAAAAATTTAGCAGCAGCACAAGGAAAGAGCGCACAAGAACAACTTGCATTAAATGAAGAGTTAAGCAAACAAAGAATAAAGCAAATTGATGCTGAAATTCAAACACAAAAAAAATTAATATTTGAAAGATTAGCAAGAGCAAGAAATGCAGATGAAGAAGAAAGAAATGATTTATATAAAGCTAATGCAGATACTTTAAAGTTAATGAAAGACTTAGCTGATGAAAGGCTATCTATTCAAAGAAACTTACAAATTGAAAGCACTAAATTAGAAACAGATACAAATAAAGCAGCAGCAGATAAGGCTAAGGAAAGAGCAGAAAATGCAAAAAAATTAGCTGAAGAAAATGCTAAATGGAGAATTGAATTTGAAAAAGAAGTATTAAGGCGACAAGCCGAAATGAATAAAGAATTTGAAGATTCTCAAAAGAAAAAACAAGAAGAGCAAGATAAAATAGATGCTGATAGAATAGAAGCAGAAATACAAGCAGAACAAAAAAAATTAGATGCACAAAAAGCTGCAAGATTAAAAGCAGTTGAAGATTATAAAAAAGGCGAAGAAGAAAAAACAAAATTAGCTTTACAAGGATTACAAAGCGTTCAATCATTAGTAGATGCATTTGCAGGAAAAAGTGAAGCAAGTCAAAAGAAAGCATTTCAAATTAAAAAGGCTGCAAGTTTAGCACAAGCAACCATTGAAACATACCAAGCGGCACAATCAGCATTTGCAAGTCAAATGGCAATACCAACACCTGATGCGCCAATAAGAGCAAACATAGCAGCAGCCATAGCAATAGCAAGTGGATTAGCACGAGTAGCTGTAATTGCCAAAACTAAATTTGAAGGTGGAGGTGGTGGAGGAGCTACAGGTGGAGGAGCAGGTAATTTAGGAACGTTCACACAAGGTGGCGGTGGTCAGCCCCCACAAGGATTAACAGCACAAAACACAGTAACTCAACTTAATCCTGATGGCACAGTAGCAGGACAAGGTCAAAGACAAGCAGCGCCAATGAAAGCGTATGTTGTTGAGAGTGAAAGTAGAGCAGTAACCGAAAGAGTAAACAAATTAAGTAATAATTCAAAAATAGGATAACATGCAAAATTTACCAGTTTATAAATTAGTAATTGATGATAGTGATGAGCTTGGAGTTGAGTATATTGCTTTGGTGGATCAGCCTGCAATAGAAACTAATTGGCATGCTTTTAAAGAACATCAATTTGAAAGTTACACAGACTATCCAAAACAAGCAAGTGAGAATGCTAAAATAGCTTTAAGATATGCAGAGGAAAACGGATGGGGTGATTGTGGAACTCCCGTAGGAAAAATTAGAGCAAATCAATTGGCAAATGGCGAAGCTATAAGCAGAGATACAATTGCACGAATGGCTGCATTTGAAAGGCACAGACAAAACTCACAAAAAGAGTTAGGCGATGGCTGTGGCAGGTTAATGTGGTTAGCATGGGGCGGTGATGCAGGTATTGAATGGGCGCAAAGAAAATTAGAACAGATTGATAGAGAAAAAATGGTTGTTAATCCAAGAGCAGGTGAAAGCAAAGATGAATTTGTTTCACGTTGCATTGCAGTTGAAATAAATGCAGGAAAAGAACAAGACCAGGCTGCTGCTATTTGTTATTCTAAATGGGATGAACAAAGCATGAAAGGACAATTTAAATTCTTTGCAGATAAAGAAAGAAGACTAATTAGCGGCGCACTCATGATCTCCGATTTGCCCATCTATCGTATGGATGAGAGCGGAGAGTATTATGTAGTATTTGACAAAGAACAGATTGAAAAAATTGCACAGAGATTTTTTAAAAAAGGATTTACTCATAACGTAAACATGATGCATGATTCAGAAAGGCAAGTTGATGGTGTTTACATGGTTGAATCTTTTATTATTGACAAATCACGTGGCATCAAAACACCCGAAGGTTATCCTACTTTAACAGAGGGTTCATGGTTCGGAACTTTTAAAGTAGACAATAACGAAGTTTGGAATGACTTTATAAGAACAGGAGTGTTTAAAGGTTTTAGTGTTGAGGGTGCTTTTGCTCACAGAAAGCTAAAAGATGCGCCTGTAAACGTTATTGAAAGTCTAGCCGATAGAATACACAACTTGAGAAAAAAAGTGGCAGAGATTGCAACTAAATCAAAATAATGTACTTTATAAAAAAACAAAGCAATGGAAAATAAAAAACAAACGTTTAAAGAAGTTTTTTCAGATATGAAAGAATTGTTCAAAGATATTTTTCAAGACGAAGTAAAAGATTTGAAATTTGCTGACTACAAAGCAAAAGATGGTTCTATTGTTCGTACTGATACAGAAGAAATCGCAATCGGTTCTAAACTGCAAGTTATAACTCCTGATGGTGTTATGGATTTGCCAGTTGAGGTAACTGAAATGGTTATTATGGTAAATGAAATGCCAATGAAAGTTTACGTTGAAAACGGAGTTGTAAAAGGTATTGAACCTGAAGAAGTAATGGAAGAACCTGTTATGAAAGAAATGGCATCTGATAACAATGAACAATTTGAGGCTAAGTTTGCTGAATTAAACGAGCGTTTATCAAAATTAGAATCTGCATTAGGTTTATCAAATCAAGCATTAGAAGCTGCAAACGCTTCAATCTTAGCACAAACAGATTTAAACAGAAAATTATTTTCATTGATTGAAAAAGTTGCAGATGCTCCAAGTGTTGAGCCAAAGTCAACTTCAAAAGAAAACTTTAAAAAATCACAACCAACAAGTTTAGAAGAATTTAGAAAAAAAGTATATAACTATTAACCAATAAAACAAAAAACAAAATGGCATTTTCATTTGATTCAATGACTGCTTATGTTGAAGAAAACAGAGCAGACCTCATCTCCAAAGCAATTTTAGGAGGTGTAACCTTAGGTAAAGGTGTTGACATCCGTACAGGTATCAAGTCAACAGAAAAAATCCCTGTATTAGAAAGTACAGTACCATTCCAAGCAGAAGCGTGTTCATTCACAACTTCGGGAACTACTACTTTTTCACAGGTATCAATCGCAACTGTAGGTATTAACTTTGCAGAACAATTCTGTTTAAAAGATTTAAATACTTATTACACACAGAAGTATTTACCAGCAGGAGCAAACAACGATTCATTATCTATTGCACAAAACATTATCGACAGAAAATTAGCACAAGTTGCTCGTAGCGTTGAACAAATGATTTGGCAAGGTTCTACAACTTACACTAATTCAACTGTGTTAAAACAAATGAATGGTTGGTTAAGAACAATTGATGTAGCAGGAACTGCTGTAGCTGCAACTACTTCAACTTTAAATGCAACAAATGTATTAACTATATTTGATGATGTTTATGCTAAAGTACCTGCTGCTGCAATTGCAAATGAGCCTATCGTTGCTTTCTGTGGTTACGATACTTTCAGAATTTTAGCTGCTAAGATTACATCAACTTATGGTATCTATGGTTCTCAGTACACTACTGATAAAGTATGGAACAATTGGGAATTAATGTATCCAGGCACTAACATGAAAGTTGTTGCAGTACCAGGTATGAATAATGATAATCCAGTTGATACAGGTTCATTACCAACAGCAGCAAGAAACCGTATTATCGCAACTTATGCATCTAACTTAGTATTTGGTACTGACTTACAATCTGACTTAGATAATATCGAAGCATGGTATTCTAAAGATGATAGAGTTTGGAGATTATTTGGTGCTTTCAGAGCAGGTGTTGCTGTGAAATTCATCGATCATGTAGTTCAATACACTAACGCTTAATATTAACCAAGGGAGTATAAAAACTCCCTTTTAAAATTTTAAAACATGCCTTGTAATATTATTGAAGGATTAACACTAGACTGTCGCCAAGGTGCGGGCGGTGTAAAGAAAATATATCTTACAGAGTTTGCTAATGTTTCAACAATTACAGCTTCATCAGGTCAAGTTAGTGGAATCACAATGGTAGCAGGAAAAAAATTCTGGACTGTTGAGGTTGAGTTAGAAGATGCACAATTTGATGAAAATGCAACTGTATCAATTGAAAATGGTACAACTTTCTACGAACAAACATTAGTTTTTTCAGTTTATAAAATGACTGCTAAAAATCGTAATATTGTTCGATTACTAACACAAAACAGATTGATGGTTATTGTTCAAGATGCAGATGATGTTTATCACTTAGCAGGTGAAACAAGAGCAATGCACTTAACAGCAGGAACTTCATCAACTGGCAAAGCAATGGGTGATAAAAATGGCTACTCAATTACTTTAACAGGAAAAGAACCTTTACCTGCAAACAAAGTAAATTCAGGAGTTATTTCAGGCATTATATAATTTTCCTGTTCGTTTGATTGATTCGAGAGGTTGCAGAAATGCAACCTTTTGTTTTTATGGTACTTTTTAAAATATGCAAATAATAAATAAAGGGCAAAATAATTTTCTAGTATTTACATTAACAGAAAAAGTTACTTTAAATAATCCTTACTATTTATTTAGCTTTAAACATCAAGTGTTAATGAGTACAGTTAACTTCATTTCAAGTGATGTAAGTGGCTTTCCTTCTCGTTACAATAAATTTTTAATAACTGAAACAACAGGAGTTACTAATTTAACAAGTGGAATTGTATCTTTGCCTGAAACAGGATTTTATGAATATGCTATTTACCAACAAACAAGTTCAAGTAATTTAAACGTTGCAAATGCAGAAGGCTTACTTGAAATAGGAATGGTAAAAGTAGAAAGTACTATTCCTGTTGTTAATGCTTACGATAATCAAAATAAAACGATTATAACTTATGGAGAATAATATATACGATGTAATTAATCTTAAGCTACAGGCACACAAAACACCTGTATTTAAAGAAGAAAAATCAAAAGAATGGATAATTTATGGAGCAGATAAAGAAGGTGGTTACTATAATAACTATCCTGGTTACTTACTTTATTTGTTTAATCGTAGTTCTAAGCATAATGCTTTTATCAATGGCAAGGTTCTTTATATTTGCGGTGCTGGTGTTGGTTTTGATAGTACTGATTTATCAATTGAAGACATAGCAATAGCAAACGACTTTCTAAATAAAGAGAATACAAACTTTGATACTTTAAAAGACATTGTAAAAAAATGTGTATTAGATAAAAAGTTATTCGGTGGTTATTACTTAGAAGTAATTTGGAATAAAGCAGGTAACAACTTTGAGTTATTACACTTTCCTTATAATAATTTACGTAAGGCAAAAGATGCGGATGGTTATTGGTATTCAAAAGACTGGAGTAAACAAAAGCAAAGTCCTGAAGAAACCGATTTAGAATACATCCCTTTATTTGATCCTGAAAAACCAACGGGCAGACAGATATTCGTATCAAAAGAATACAGACCTGATTTAGATGCATATCCTTTGCCTGATTATGTGGCTTCGGCTGTTTATGCTGAAGTTGATGTTGAGCTTTCTAATTATCGTTTAAATGCTATTAAAAGTGCATTTAATGCAGGTACTATTCTTAACTTTAGTAATGGTAGACCAACCGAAGAAGAGAAAGAAGAAATAGAGGCGAGACTAAAAGAGAAGTTTACAGGAACTGATAGAGCAAACAGCTTACTAATAACATTTAGTGGCAATAAAGATTCAGCTCCTACAATTGAACATTTAACACCACAAAATGTAGATGCACAATTAACAGAATTAAACGACCAAGTTATACAAGAATTAATTATCGGACATCATATTCCTAACCCTATGCTAGTAGGTATTAAAACAGCAGGAGAGTTAGGAACAAAAGACCAGATAAATGATAGTTATGAGTTGTATAAGAATACTTATATAATTCCTAATCAAAAAGAAATAGAGAAAGATTTTAACTACTTACTTAAATTAAAAGGATTTTCAAATCATATTTACTTAAAAGAGTTAGACCCAATTGAAGAGCAGTTACCTATTGAAGAAAAAATTAAGGTAATGACTAAAAATGAGGTAAGAGAAATGTATGGATTACCACCTTTAGAAGAAGAAGTTAAGCCGATTATTTCAAGTGCTATCCATAGATTTGAAGACCAAGTATGTGACCATTGTTTTGCATCAGAAAGCGAAATTGATGAAGTAATTGAAATCTTTAAAATGTTTGGCGATGATAGAGAAAATTATGAGGTTATAGAGCAAAAGTTTATGAACGAAGAAAATCGTTTTGATTTTGCAGTTGATGTAAGTCCGTTAAGTAAACAAATTAAAAGAGACATTGTGGGCTTATTAGATAAAGACCCATTAATGGATAATAAGACAATTGCAGATACTTTAAGAATAAAAGAAGATAGAGTTGCAGACTTAATCAATGACATGGTTAAAGAAGAACTAATTAAGGTTAAAGAGACAAATGCAGGTGGTCAAAAAAAAGATATTAGAGTACCAACAACAGAAGCTGTCAGAACATCAAATAGATTAGGCACAGATACCGAAGATTATAAGATAATGTACACTTACGAATGGAGAGCAGGAGTTAAGCCTGACAAAAGAAATTCAAGAGAGTTCTGTGTTAAGTTATTGGATGCAAATAAAATGTATTCGAGAGCGCAAATAGAACAAATTAGTAAGATAGTTGGATATGATGTTTGGAATTATCGTGGTGGTTGGTGGACTAGAAAGGGCGGTCAAACAAGAACACCTTTTTGCAGACATATTTGGAGTGCTAACGTTGTAAAAATAAAAAAATAATGGCAACAGTATTATTATTAACAGCAACATACATTAAGGACTACACATTTGTTGATCCTAATGTAGATGAAAAATACTTAAGAATTTCTATTGAAGAAGCTCAAAAAATTCATATTAGAAATTATATAGGTTCTGGTTTATATGATGAAATTATAAGCCAAGTAAGTACAAATACATTATCTGCTTTAAACACTACCTTATTAGATAATTATATTATTCCTGCTTTAAAGTGGTGGGTAATGGTTGAGGCTGCTCCCTTTTTAACTTATAAGGTAACAAATAAGAACATTGTAAAAAAGAACAGCGACAATAGCACAGGCGTTGATTTTAACGAACTAAATTCTTTTATGAATTTAGTAACTGATAAAGCACAGTATCACACTAAAAGATTAATTGATTATTTATTTGAGTATTCAGACCAATACCCATTATATGATAATCCTGGTGATGGTTTTGATACTATTTATCCGCAAGGGTATTCTTATGAAGAAAGTATTTATTTAGGTCGTAATCGTTCAGTATTTAGCTATGAAGAAAAATTCGAAAAAAGAAAACGTTACTAAAAAGAGTGGTTATAAACTCTTTAATAAAATTGAAATACTTAAAAAATTTTTGAATGATAACGTTAAACCAAGTAATAAAAAATCTAAATAATATCGCTAACGCACATTATCAAATCAATTCTTTTGGGAATGGTAGTGTTATAGAGTTTGCGACTAGTGGAATAACTGAATACCCTGCAATGTGGGTAGATTATGAGCCACCTGTATTGCAAGGTAATGCTTATGCTCATGTTTTGCGTATTTATGTAATGGATAGATTGATTAAAGGCAAACAAAACGAACTAGAGTTATTCAGCGACATTCAACAAATATGTTTAGATATTATTGCACAACTTAACTCAACTATTTATGGTTGGAAATTAGTTAGTGATAATGTTACTTTAAATCCATTTAGTGAACCTAGATTTGATGATGAAGATGCAGGTTATTACTTTGATGTAAATCTAAAAGTACCTTTCACTTACGATAGATGTCAAATACCATTTGATTCAACTATAACGAACGCAGGAACATCAAACCTAGTTACTATTGTAAATCAAAATGGAACGGTTATAACGACTTTAAAAGGCGGTGAAACATATACAGTAATACAAGTTAGTGCAATTGATGGTGGGGCTTCAAATACAACTTATACAAATTCGATAATACAAGCATGAGTACAATAACAGCACAGATACAACTTAGAAGAGATACTTCTGCAAATTGGACTTCAAACAATCCTATTTTATTAGATGGTGAAATGGCTTTGAGTACTGATGTACTTTATTCAGGTACAGATCAGCCTCGTTATAAGATAGGCAATGGAGTTGATACATGGTTAAATTTAGACTACGTGCCTGAAGGGGGAGCAGGTTATCCTGAAAATCTTTATTTAACTGTAGTAAATAAAACAGGCGATAATCTTTTAGCATCAGGTTACAAAGTATTAAAGGTTCAAACAGCACAAGGTCAAAGACTAGCAGTTGATTATGCATTAGCTGATAGTGATGCAAATAGTGCTGATACTATTGGAGTTGTTTATGAAAATATAGATAATAATCAAAGCGGTAGAATAGTTGTAATTGGTGAATTAACTGGACTTAACACAACAGGTAGTTTGCAAGGAGAGACATGGGCAGATGGTGATTTATTATTCTTAAGTCCTTTTGTTGATGGTGGAATTACAAATGTAAGACCAACAGCACCAAATCATGGAGTAATAATTGGATATGTGGTTTATTCTCATGCTAACAATGGAAAAATTTATTGTAAGATAGATAACGGATATGAAATTGGAGAGCTTCATAATTGCTACTTACCAACTCCTTCAAACAATCAAGGTATATTTTGGAGTTCAGGAACTACGCGTTATGAGAATAAGTCATTAAGTGATTTAGAGACCTCTTTTGTGCAAAGCATTTTTCATGCTTCTAATGTTAACCCTGCTGATGCTACTAATTATTATGTAGGTGTTGCAGATGCGCCTTCAACAACTTCAAAAGATGCTTCTATTATTATTCCTGTAACTGGTAATATAAAATCAATAGGGATAAGTTCAGTTATATATACTACTTTAGGTACAGCAGAAAATTCAACTTTTTCAGTTCGAGTTTTAAGTGGTGGAATTAATGGGACAGCAATAGAGACTTTATTAACCAATACTTATAAGTTAAATGCTACTTATAATTCAACTATTTTAACAGGCTTAAATATAAGTGTAAATGCTGGTGATGCTATTGAAATAAAATGGTTAACTCCAACATGGGTAACTAATCCAACAGGTGTAAGATTAAAATTTAATTTATTTATACGATGAATTTATATTATGAAATAAAGCAAGAAGGTGACAAGTATAATGTTTATTATTATGGTGGTGATTATGCTGGACTTAAGGAGTTTTATGCTTATAATCTAAGTGAGCCACAAACATTAATTAGATACGGTTACAAAGAATTAAAATAATGGTACTTTAAAAAATAAACAACATGGCAAACGCATTAAGACTAACAGCTAACGGTGGCTGTGAATATATTGATAACACAGTAGCGAGAACAGGTAAAAAATATTATTGCTTTATAGTACAAGCTGATACAGTAGTAGCAACTTTAACAGGTGGCTTTGCTACTGATACTACAACAAATTATTTAACATCAATTGGTTTAAGCGGTAAAACATTAAAACAAGGTGCAATTATTTATGCTCCTGGTGATGCTGTTTTTACTAATTTGACTTTAACTTCAGGTTCAATTATAGCTTATTCAGAATGAGACTAAGTTTAGGAATAACACCTAAAAGCTATTTTAGTTTAGCTGCTGCAAATGATGCTGATGCGCAAGCTTTTATTGATGCAGCTGGAATAACAGATGCTACTCAAAAAAGTGCGGTTAATCAACTTGTTTTAGATTTAAAAAATGCTAACATTTGGACTAAGATGAAAGCTATCTATCCAATTTTAGGAGGTTCTGCAAGTTCGCATAAGTTGAATTTAAAAGACTCAAGAGACTTAGATGCTGCATTTAGATTAACATTTACAACTGGCTGGACACATTCAAGTACAGGTATGACACCTACTAATGCTTATGCAAATACATTTATTGCTGGTAATACTTATTCAACAAATATTCATTTATCTTTTTATTCAGGAACTCAAACTGTTGGAGGTTCTTTTGAAATGGGTTGTTCTGATGGGACAACAACAACTTTAAGTAATAGACCTGCTTTAAATTGTGGTTTAGGCGGATTAACAGTTGTTAATTATACAACAACAACGGATGCTAGAGGTTTTTGGATTGGTTCAAAAAGAACAAATACAGATAGAGAAGTATATAGAAATGGGATAAGTGAAAATACAGTTACAACATCTATTACAAATGCTTTTCCTTCAATTAATATATGGATAGGAGGTGTTAATATTAATAATGCTTTATCTTTTCCATCTTCTAAACAAGCAAGATTTGCATCAATAGGCGATGGCTTAACAGATACGGAAGCTGCTAATTTTTATACGGCTGTTCAAAATTACCAAACAACTTTAAATAGGCAAGTATAATGGAAGGAAGAATAGTAACAAACCAACAAGCAAATGAACTACAAGGAGTTTTCATTGATGCTGATACTTTTTTTAATTTTGTTCAGGATATTAACGGAGTTTACTTTTTATTTTTAAGTCAACAGGATGAAATTGATGTTGCTCAAACACAATACGCTTATTTATTAGATATTCCATTAAGTCCATACACACCACCACCAACACCACCAATACCATGAAAGAAACTTTAGAACTTATAAAGAAATATGGTGCAACTGCTGTTTTAGTATTATGGCTATGGCACACACACAATAGAGTAGCTAATTTAGAAGAAAAACTTTTTAATTGTTTGGAACGTGATAGATACGAACAATTCTATACAAGACCAAACGAAGCTATATTACCAAAAAAGATAGAAGATGAAACTAAAAGTAGTTAGAGAAATAAAAACAGAAATTAGTACAATTGGAAGACTTTTTGTTAATGATAAATTCTTTTGTTATACTTTAGAAGATAAGGATAGAGGATTAAAACAAACAGATACTTTACTTTATATTCAAGCTAAAAAGATTTTTGGAGTTACTGCAATCCCTTCGGGTAATTATGAGTTGATAGTTAACCTTAGTCCTAAGTTTAAAAGGATGTTACCGAGAATACTTAATATCAAGGGATTTGACGGCGTTTTACTGCATCGAGGGAACTCGGCTTCCGATTCGTTGGGCTGTATTTTAATCGGTTACAAAAAAGGGGAAAACTCAATCTTTGAAAGTACAAAGGCAGAAGCTGACTTAGTTGATAAACTAATGAAGCACAATGCAGAGATACACACTATTGAGATAGTATAAAAAAAACCTGCTCATTTCTGAACAGGCTTGTTGTAACTAATGAAAACACAAAGAACTGCACAAATATAATAAATTTTTTTATGCCAAACTTTCTAAATAAAATATTTTCAGGTGGAGCTGGCCAAGTAGTTGAATCAGTGGCCAATGTTGTAGATAAATTCGTTCAAACGAAAGAAGAGAAAGATGCTGCTAACTTAGAACTGCAAAAGGTTTTAAATAGCCATTTAGAAGTAATGGAACAAGAAGCTACTAAACAGTTAGAAGTTTACCAAAAAGAAATGGATTCTGCAAGAAATAGAGAAATACAGATAGCAACAGCGGAGAAAGCTCCTTTATTAAATAAGATTGTAACTCCTATATTAGCGTTATCAGTTATTGCTTTAACCTTTGTTTTATTTTATATTTTAATGTTTAAGCCAGTAGGAGCTGAAAAAGATATTATCATTTATGTTTTAGGTGTTTTGAGTGCTGTTTGTACTCAAGTTGTGAGCTACTATTTCGGGAGTTCACAAGGTTCTGCCCAAAAACAAACACAAATTGACAAACTTATAAAGTAAAATTTTACTATTGATTTTCAAGTAGTTAGCAATTATTATAAAAAATAGTTGCTTTTTTTTGTTGTTTGTATTTAAAAATGCTTTATATTTGCTTTATAATTAAAAACAAAGAACATGAAAAACGAAACAATTAACAAATTAAAATCAGCTTACGAAATCTGGAATAAAATGTCACCAATGGAAAGATACGAAAAAGTTATAAAATTTATACCTGCTGAAAAATTAAAAGGTGTTAGAGGTTTAAGACATTGTGCTAATTATATTTTAGATAATAATATAAATTAAATAAAAAAGGGGGTGCGCATCTTCAACGCACAATTTAAAAATCAAAGAACATGAAAGTAACAATTGAACGCAAGGAAAAAGTTGAAGTAGAAGTAAACTTACCTTTATTTACAAAAGACAAGTATTATTATTACATGATTGAAGAAAACAGAACTACAACTGTTTTGTATCACAAAGACGAGGTTTCAATTCAAATGGTTAGTTATACAATGCAATTTCCATGTGCCTATGAGCAAATTGATCGTGAAGAATTTTTTAATGTATTAACACTTGCTAAAACTGAATTGCCATGTTAAATGATGAACTAAACTACTGGGAAAGCTACATATACGATAAATTAGATGAGTATAATGCAGCTAATAATACTAAGGCTGATTTGGGCTTATGGTATTTGGAAATGTTTATTAATGAAGAGTACACCACATTCGCATTAAACTTCTTAAATGATAAATGTGATAGAGTAGGCAGCCACATAATAAAGCAAAGCATGAACCAGTACGAAATGGAGTTTATTGAAAGCTTTGACAAAGAATTAAACAAATTATACAAAACAATTAATTAACGTTGAGTATATGAGGCGTTGCCTTCACAAATGTTGATAAAATGAACAGAAATATAAATTTAGTATAGACTTAAAAAAAGACCACATAGGCAATGCCTTATATACATTGTTATGTGGCGTTAATTATTATGAAAAATTTAGAAGAAGCATTAGAAAATGCAAAAAACACAATGAGAAAAATGGATATTAATGAACTTAATAATGAGATTGTTAATATTGGATTGAAGTATGCTGATGGAACAGAGATACAAAATTTAACTGTGAGCGAATTTGAAACACTATGTAATTTTATTACTGAAATATTAAAAAGACCTACTAAATATATTAGATAGGTTTAATGCCACATAACTTACTTCTTTGCGCTACTTTATAGCGACTTATTTAAAATTAAATTAAAAACAAATATGAAAATACCCAAACACATCAAAGAAACAATAGATAAGTACTACTCATTCGGAGACCAAACTAAACTAAAAAGGTTTGCCGACAAAAAAGGAAAGAAATTTAGTTTAGTAACTATCCACAAGGCATTTAAGTCAGGCGAATGTAGTGATGACTTACTGGATTTAATCAACGAATTTTATAAACAAAAAACTGCAAAGTATGGAAACTAAAATGTACATGGAAAATCTCAGCAAAGTTGAAACTAATATGTTAATGAGAATCAATCAAACAGAAAAAGAATTGATTGAAGTTTGTGAGAAATTAGCAGATGCAGAAGAAGATATAAATTTTGAACTAACTGAAAAATTTTTATGGTTAAAAAAACAGTTAGAAACTTTAACGCATAATTATTTAAATTATAAATTGGTTTAAAATTAATTATTATTATATTTGTAAAAACTTTATAATTATGAAAAAAACACAAAAACAAGCTGTACTGGATGCCTTACTAAGTGGCATTGCAGTAAATGGTTCAAATGCGTATGCCATTACAAAAAAAGAATGCAACCAGGGAACTCTTAACCTTCATAAACTAATAGCAATGATCCGTAAATTAGGATATACAGTTAACGAGCAATGGTTAAGAAATGAGAAAACAAAAAGCAATTACAAAGAATTTACAATAACCAACAAAAAACAAAAACATGGAAACTAAAACATTCGTAGGTAGTGCTAAGATAGTAACTACAAAATATGGAGAAGTTACTAAAGTATCATTCTCGGAAAAAGATCTTGAAACTCTAAAATCTAATTTAATAAAAGGCTGGGTTAATTGTGTTATCAAAGAGAAAAGAAATAAAATAGAAGGTAAGGCAACTCATTATTTAGAAATAGATAATTGGAAACCAGAATTTAAAAAAGAGAATGAGACAAAGACTTATTCAAACGAAACAAAGTACACTCCTAAAATAGATGAAGACACATTGCCATTTTAATCTATTCACTACAAAAAAGTAAAAATAAAAAGAATTAAATCAATCTATTATGAAAACAAACGAAACAAAACAAGAAAAAGTATTAGTGAAAACATCACTTACACCAGTGGCATTATCAATCAATGAAAGATTAATTGCCATTCAAACAGAATTAAAAGTACCAAAAGGTAATTATAATTCATTTGGCAAGTATAAGTATAGAAGTGCAGAAGATATTTTAGAATCTGTAAAACCGCTTTTAAATAAATACGAATTAGCCTTATTATTAACCGATGAAGTAGTAATTTATGGAAATAAATTATTTATTAAATCAACCGCAAATATATCAACTAATTGCAATAGCATATCAGTAAATGGCTTTGCGGAAATGAGCGAACATAAAGGTATGAGTAGTGAACAATGCACTGGCACAGCTTCAAGTTACGCTCGTAAATATGCTTTAAATGGTTTATTCTTAATTGATGAAACAGAAAGTGATGCAGACCATGATAATAAAAAAGAAATACCTAAAAAACCTATTTTAAAAGCCGATACAGATAAGTTTGAAGAAGCGGTTAAGTATTTAACAACTGGAGGTTCAATAGATGCTATAAAAGCAAAATATGATGTTAGTCAAGAAGTAGAAACTAAACTAATAAAATCTATTTAATATGATAAATACTGAATTAAGAATAGCAAAGTTTTCCGCTTCTAATATCTCCCGCTTATTAGCGGGGGGTAGTGGGAAAACCTCACAAAGTTATATTTTAGAGCTTGCATTACAAGCTATTGGAATAAAAGATGATATTGATACCTCAGCAACAAGGCATGGTTTAAATAACCAATTTAATGCTTATCAAAAAGTTGTTTTACCATTATACCCTGAAGCTACATGGCTTGATGAATTTTTACCTATAAATGAATTTTGCGGAGCAAGTCCAGATGTATTAATAGGTTATTCGCCAATGGATATTAAATGTCCTTATAACGTTGATGCTTATATTGAACAAATAAATAGTGTTCCAACTAAATACTATCAACAAGTTCAAATGCAAATGTTAGCCTGTAAATCAGATACTGGTTATTTATGTTTTTATTTAACACGTCCTGAATTGTGGGGTGAAGAAGAATGGCAAGAATATCCTATTGAATTAGAAAAAAGATATAAGATATTTGAGTTAAAAACAGATGAAGAACTTCAAAATAATATACTTAAAAAAGTAGAAGAAAGCGAACCTAAAAAACAATGGATAGTTAATTTGCTTTTAAGTGCAAAAGAATTAAGTTTTGAAGAGTATTTTCATTTACAATGGAACGGAAATAAATTAAGAAACATTAAAGATTGCAGCAACATTTATAAGCTAACAGATATATTTAGAGTTGGAAACAATTTTTATTATGAAGTATAAATCATTTAATGGTAAAAAATCATGAGAAATTATAAAGATGAACTTGAAATAATCGCAAACGATATATTAGAGCAAAATGCTTATTCAAAAGAATCAATTAAGCCATGTTATAGCAATAGGGATTTTATGAATACAATAATAATTTTTCAAACTGCATTAATGGATAAAATGTATGACAATCAAGACTATGACAATATGATTTTTGAAGAGCGAGAAAAAATGGCGATTAAATGTGGTGAAGATTTAAGAAAATTAATTTTTACATATACTAATTTAGATACTCATAATGTTCAAGAGTTTTTATGAAAAAAATTAAAGATAAAAAATGCAAGGAGTGTGGAGCAATCTACACTCCATTTAATAGCCTTCAACAAGTTTGCAGTCCTAAATGCCATTCTATATTTACTGAAAAAAAAGAATGGAAGAAAAAGAAAGCTGAAATGATAAAAAATTTAAGGACAAGAACAGAATGGCTAAAAATTTTGCAAACTACCTTTAATTCATTTATTAGATTAAGAGACAAAAACAAAGGCTGTATTAGTTGTGGAAAACCATTAAAAGAAGGCAAAACGGATGCTGGCCATCTGTGGCCAACTAAATACTCAAACATTCGTTTTAACGAGTTTAATGTTAATGGCCAATGTTCAAGGCCATGTAATAAAGATAAGTCAGGAGACATTAATAATTACAGAATTAACTTTGTTAAAAGATACAGCGAAGAAAAACTAAAAGAACTGGATGAAATTGCTCATATTGAAAAAAAGTACACGATTGAAGAAATACAGGAACTAATTAAAATTTACAAATTAAAAATCAAAGAACATGGAAAAAGTACTAACAATTGAAGAAGCCAAAATTGAGTTTGAATCTCACATGCTAATAGCATTATTTAAAGCAGCAGTAGAACAATCAACTTTACTAACTGGAAAGTATAAACAGAAGATGAAACATGACTTTAACAGGTGGCAAAAAATAGGCTTTATGTTTATTGAAGAATTGGAAAAAAAGAACATGATACATGATGAATATATGAATAAGCTATCTGATATTTATCACAATGTTAATTCAGGAATGCGTGAAGAATTTTATAAAGGTTTGGAAAGTTAAATAATTTTAGTATATTTGCACATGATGAGTAACGGCATCAGTAATAATAATATTTTAATCCCATTGGTGAGTAGAGACCGTTACCTCGAAAGCCGATGGGTTTTTTATTTTATATAAATGGCAAAAAATTTTCCATATTTTAAATTTACTGCAACTGAATGGCTAACTGGGGATATAGTTTATGAATCTTTAGAACTTCAAGGATTATTTATTAATGTATGTGCTTTATATTGGCAAAGAGATGGTAAATTAACAATTGAAGATTTAATTAGAAGATATAAAAATGAATCATTAATAAAGGAGTTAATTGATAGATATATTTGGAATATGCAAGGAAATATATTAATTAAATTTTTAGATGAACAATTAATTGAAGCTAATCACATATCAAAAGTTAATTCAGAGAATGGCAAAAAAGGTGCGGAAGCTAAACGAAATAAAGCGAACGCTAAGCGACCGCTTAACGATAGTAAAGCGATTTTAAGCAAAGAAGAAAAAGAAGAAGAAATAAATAAGAATAAGAATAAGAATAAAATAAAAGAATTTGTTTTTCTTTCTGAATCTGAACTTAATAAATTAAATGAAGAGTTTGCAAATCATGAAGTAGAATGGATGCTAAATAAGTTAAATGACTATAAAGCAAGTACAGGAAAGAAATACAAGTCAGATTATGCAGCTATAAATATGTGGGTTAAATATGCATTTAAAAAAGCAAAGGTTGATTTTATAAAAGACAATAACACAAGCGAAGTAAGAATAGCAACAGCAATGAAAGCAATTGAGAATATAAACTGGGATGATTATACTAAACAAAGATGAACCAACTAAATATTATTAATGGATTTTCAGCTTTAGAAGTTGAAGCCATGAAAAAAGTAAGTGAACATTTAAAACCTTATGTTCAGGCAAAGAATGAAAAAAAAATAATTCATTCTGACAAACAAGAAGCATTAACTAAAATTTATGCAATAGTTGTAAAAACAATTGAATTAAGTGGTGAAAATAAAAAGTATAATTTAGATAACCAACAAACTAAAAATGTAGCTGGGTTTATTTACGACTTAGTTATTGAGCAATATAAAGCTGCAACATTATCTGAATTAGATTTATCCTTTACAAAAGGTTTAATTGGCGATTACGGAGACTTCGTTGGATTTGGTGTAATAACATTTACTAAATGGCTAAAAGGTTATTATAGCTCACCTAAACGTGAACAGGCAATGAAGGAGTGGTTTAAATACCAAATACCGACAACTGAAAAACCAATGACTAAATTTTTTGAGCAAAATTTGCAGATAGCTAATTACTTTTTTTCAATATGCGAAGAAAAAAACTCGGAACGATTTGATACAATAATTAACCATGAAGACAATGTGATGCATCTTCCTTCTATTTACGAATTTCTATACGCTAATTATCAAATATCATTTTCACCTGAAAGCAAAGAACTAATCACAAAGAAAGCAAAGATTAAATACAATAATTATATTAACAAAGGTGGTTTAAAAAAAGCTGATCCAAAAGGCTACGAACAATTAATTAATTCTGTTAAGTTTGGAGAAAATAGAACATTTGACTATTACATTAAAACACAGGCTTTAATCTTCTTAACTTTAAAACTAAAGCAACAAGGTAAAACATTTGATAATTTAAAAAGAATATGATGTTATGAATATAACGTTTTGCAGCCTTATTTAGTGCGGGCTTAATAGCACTAACTTAATTTAAAAAAACAAATGTTATGGATAACGAAAAACTGTCAAACGAAGCCGAGAACCCCGCATTGAATAAGGGTGCTGTTAGCCGTTCGTTGCTTTCAGATGTTAATTATTGGAAGCAAAGATGCCTATTAGCTGAACAATGCTTAGAAGAAAGCCCATGTGACCCTGACATAACAGCCGACCAAATAAAGGCTTGGAATGCTTACCACAAGTTCATTAGTTGGGCAGGCAATGACCGCTAACGGTATGGCGGTTGGAGAAGTGCGTAATTATTAACGATAAATTAAAAATGGAACACGAAAAATTAATTGAAAAAGCAAAAGAAATGCTTGGTAAAGCTGATAATGGCTCAAATGATTGCAAGCAATACAATAATGGCTTTATTGATGGTTTAATGTACAATATTAAAGCATTGCGCCAACCGCCTGTTAGCGGTTCGTTGCACAAGGAGTGTGTATATTATAATTTATCAGACCAAGCTGCTTGCCCAAACACAAATGTATGTCAAAATTGTAAAATCAATGACCGCTAACGGTTTGCATATAAGCGAAGGCACAAATAGCGATGGCATTGTGCGTTGGAATTTTGGCTTTTGCTTATGTGCTGTTATGCGAGGTGCTTTTAACAAATTAAAATTAGAATTATGAAGAAAAATTTATTAGTATCATTTTCGGGAGGCGAAACATCGGGCTTTATGGCTCAATGGATTAAAAAACATTTAGAGGATAACTATGATAGAGTAGTTTATGTATTTGCCAATACAGGACTTGAAAATGAGCAGACTTTAGAATTTGTAGAACAATGCGATAACTATTGGAAACTAAATGTGCAATGGGTTGAAGCATCTGTAAATTTTGGCGAAAGAAAAGGAACTGGCTATTGGCTTACTGATTTTGATAATGCAAAAAGAAAAGGAGAGCCATTTGAGGCTATAATACAAAAGTATGGAATACCTAACCAAGCGTTCCCACATTGCACAAGAGAATTAAAACAAGCACCAATTAAAGCATTTGCAAAAGATTGGTTTGATGGCGAAAAATACGATACTGCAATAGGTATTAGAATTGATGAAGCAGATAGAATGAACGCAAAGGCAAAAGAAATGCGTTTTATTTATCCATTGATTAAACAAGATATGATACCTGCAACAAAGCCAATGATTAACTTCTTTTGGAAGCAAATGCACTTTAGATTGGATTTGAAAGGTTATCAATGGAATTGCATTACTTGTTGGAAAAAGGCAGATAAAAAGCTATTTCAGATATACAAAGAAAATCCGAAAGCATTTGACTTTATGGATAGAATGGAACGCAAATATGCAAGAATAGGCAATGAGTTTATCAAAGATTTAACTGCAAAGGATAGAGTATTTTTTAGAGGAAACAGAAGTGCAACCGATATAATCTGCCAAGCAGAAAATTGGAAAGGAATTATTAAAAATGATGCAGATGAATACTCATATCAAATTGACTTACTCGGTGGGGATAGCTGTGAGGTCTTTTCGGAGTGCAGTTCGTAGCATTTCGCATAACGGTATTCGGCTAAACGCAGTATTTAAAAACTTTTGCGAGGGATTTTAAACTTAATAACTAAAAATAGATAAAATGAAAAACGACAAACACAAACTATTAGCAACTGCCAAAGAATTGAGAGGAACGCTAAAAACAATTGAAAATTTACTTGAAGGGTATTCAGGTATTGAAGGCAACGAAAACTATATAAAATATTGCCTTCAAAAAGCAAAACAAGCCAATGAGGATGATGCTACATTGAAACAACTTTATGATGATACTTACAATGTAGATATGGCAAAACGAAAAGCTATAAATGTTGCACCACTATACAAAATTGTAGAGAAGCATTTTAAGTTATTGGACGATATGGACACAGCAGGGGATATGTTTAAACCAAAGTGGTGCAAAATTACATCGGCAGTTGAGCAAATGCACAGATTAAGATGGCTTGTTGCTTATGTTGAAGGTGATAACAAAAATGAAGAAGGATTGATGGAAGTAAATGGAAATTGTTTTAAGAAAGAAGAACGAACTGTTTTGAACTTTTAACTGTGCGGTTGGAAAGTTTTTAAATATTGTCGTTTTAGCCGTTGTTATGCGAAGGTGTGGTAACTCAAAACTTCAAATTATAGACAAACTTTCCTGCCACACTTTTGCATAACGTATCGGGGCTTTGCGTAGTAGCCCTTAGTTGGAACTTAAAATTAACCACGACACTTGATAGGGCTATTACGCAAAACCCTTGTTATGTGCCGTTTTTATTCAGATTATGACAGCAAAAGAAAAACAGGAACAATTCCTTAAAGAACTTAATGAGTTGTTGAGAAAACACAACGCAGAACTATGTATTGAAGATTTTGGTCACGACTATTCACAAGATTGGAAAATTGTTGTTGATTTTCAATTTGACGAATCTTTAGAAGATACTGGAATTGTTCCGCAATTAAAAATTGGTAGCTTTTTGGATGGTCGCTAAAATGGCACATAACGTTGAAGCATTGGCGAAGGCAGGGAATAGTGGCACTTCTGTTCAATTACTTACCAATGCTCAATAGGATTACAAATGTTCAAAATTAGTACGTCAGCCCTGCTTTTGCCAATGCAATGTTAGTGGCTGCCGTTTTCGATACAGTCTTTGGTCGGACTTTAATTAAAAACCAATTTTAATAAAATGGAAGCAGTAAGTTTCAACCCCGATTACTTGGCTAAAATTGCCAAAGTATGCCATCAAGCAAACAAAGCGTTTTGCGAAGCTAATGACGACAATTCTCAAAAGGATTGGAACGAAGCAGAAGAATGGCAAAGAGAAAGTGCTATCAAAGGTGTAGCGTTTCGTATTAACAACCCTGATGCTGGACACGATGCACAACACAATTCTTGGATGCAAGAAAAAGTTGATGCAGGTTGGGTATTTGGGGATGTAAAAGATGCAGAAGCAAAAACACACCCTTGTATTGTTCCTTTTGAAAAATTACCAAAGTTCCAACAGCAAAAAGACGCTTTGTTTTGTTCAGTTGTTGATAGCTTGAAGTAAAATTATTGGTGTCGTAGGTCGGCTCGTTTTGGGTCGTCCTACGGTTGCCACTAACGTTTTGCGGCTTTGCGAAGTTCAATTAAAAACTAATAATTATGAATGAAAAATTAATAAGCGAATACGCTTACAGAGTTAGAAAAAGCAATGATTTAATGGAAGTAAAATCTTTATTGAAGCAGTTTGGTGAAGAATTTTGCAAAGCCGCTGTTATAAGCAGTTGCGATTGCAAAGATAATGAATGTTGTTACTATTGCGAATTTGAAAAAACGGGTACAAGAAACCTTACAATGCCGTCAGATTAGCAATTGCTTATAACTTATTTCTTTGCGCTATAAAGTAGCGACTTATTTAAAAAACTAAAAACAAATAAACATGAAAACAAACAATCAAACAAATCTATCACTAATTTCAAAGACTGAATGGTGGTTAAAAAAATTAGATGTAAACTCAATCCGTGGAACATTCGATTGGAATCAGTATCAAAAATATTTAAAAGCTTTACAGAATAATGAAAAAAAGTGATGTTACTTTTATTTTATTTGTAATCTTCTAAATTATATTTTTATGGATTTTTTATTATTTATTTGTCTTATTTTAGTTGGTCCATGTTTAGGAA